GGTTATGTTGATGTCATTCCTCAGGTTGATTTAGTGCGTGGGGATGGCACTCCGCTCGATCACGGAACGCTGACAAATCTACCCTATTTCAGACTGCAGGGAGGCAGTAACGCTGTGGTCATCGATCCGGAAGTTGGAGATCTCGGGATTGCTTGCTTCTGTTCTCGTGACATAAGTAAATTCAAGAATGCCCGCAAAAAGTCTCCTCCTGCGTCAATGAGATCTCATGATTTCAGTGATGGTGTCTACATCGGCGGAATACTGAATGCTGCTCCAACTCAATATATTCAGTTCAACTCGAACGGAATCACTGTTCACTCCCCGACAAAAGTTACCATCGATGCCCCCACTGTTATCGCGAATTGCACGACAGCAACCATCGAAGCGAGCGGAACGGCGACAGTTCACGGTTCAGCTGTTAGAATAGGGGCATCAGGCGATACTTTGCGAGAGCTTGTTGATTCAAGAATGGTGACTCTGTTTAATGGTCATACGCACCCGGGTGATTCGGGCGGTACGACTGGAGTGCCGAATCAGCAGATGAGTGTCGGGACGCAGACAACCACAACAACGAAGGTTGGGTGACATGACTGGGAATACGGTTTACTTAGATCCTGAAACATGGGATGAAACGTTGGATGCCGCTGGAAACATTGCAATGGCATCATATCCTTACTCTGTGGTGCAGGATGTGGCATGTTCTTGCATGGTATGGCAGGGTGAAGCCGTCTTTGACGTTGGTCGTGGCATCCCATATACATCCATTCTTGGTGAAAAACCATCATCATCACAGCTGAACGCATGGTATAAGCAGGAAGCCGAGAAGGTTGAAGGTGTATCAGCTTGCACTCCGGTTACTGTTTTCGATGAAACAACGAGAAAAACTACCGGACAGCTTCAAATAACATTAACCGATGGGACTACAATCAATGTCTGATATCCCTACGATTGAAATCACTTCTACTGGCGTTAGTATTCCAGATGCATCTGATCTATTTGATGGCGCACTGGCTGACGAAAACGACTCATTCGGTGGCAATCTCAATATCACCGATGTTGGTACGCCTCAGTATTACCGCGCACAATCCATCGCCCAAGCAATTAACAATCAGAATGCGGCGATAGCATCATATATCAATCAAGTCGATCCCATGAATGCCGAGGGTCGGATGCAGGAAGCTATCGGCCGCATATACTTCATGACCAGAAAGCCCGCAACAGCATCAACAGTTGCAGCGCAGTTAAATGGATCTATCGGAGTAACGATATCCGCGGGTGCTGCGATTGCAAAAGATGATGCAGGGTATTATTGGGCAAACTCGGGCGATTTCACATTCGACTCAAACGGAACGGCTACGGTTTCTTTTGCTTGTCAGACCAAAGGATCAATATCGCTTGGAATTGGTCAATTAACCTCAATTGCTGTCGTGGTTTCTGGATGGGACGCGATAACAAACCTGGTTGTTGCTGCCGTTGGTTCTGATGTTGAAACTACGTCAGCATTTGAAATTCGCCGGAGAGAATCTGTAGCAAAGAACGCAAACGGAAGCCCAGCTGCAATTCGCTCGGCAATCTGGGATATCGATGACGTTCTTGATGTGTATGTATATGACAACTTCACTGGCTCAGCCATTACGTATGGCGCAACGAATTATTCAATCCCTGCGCATACCGTCTATGTCGCCGTTGAGGGTGGCCTTGATTCATCAATTGGCTCAGCTATAGCGGCAAAGAAATCATCTGGATGCAGCACGGTTGGCAACACCACCGTGACAATTGTCGACGATAGCGGAAACGTAGCCTACCCATATCCGACATACACATATAATTTTAATAGACCGACATCAACTCCGATCTTGTTTGAGGTACAGATTAAGAATTCGACTAAGTTGCCATCTGATATCGTTGCGCAAACAAAAGCAGCTATAACCGCGACCTTTAACGGAACTGACGGCTCTGATCGCGCTCGCATTGGTGGCGACATTTACGCATCGACATTTTATTACGGTGTTGCTCAAATCAGCAAAGCTGTGAGCGTTATATCCATACTTGTTGGTACATCAACAGCAACATTAAATAGCGTATCAATGGGTATCGATCAATACCCAACCATTAGCGATAGCAATATTTCAGTGGTGCTTGTATGAAGCAATACGGGAAAACGACAGCAATAAAGTCACAGATAGAGCTTCTGCCGACCTATTTCGACACAACTACGTGGCAAAATTCATTCTACGATATGGTGTGGAATGTCGAAACAGCGCAAGGTTTTGGTCTTGATATTTGGGCAAATATTGTCTGGATTGAAAATGGCCGATATCTTGAAGTTCAATCTGAGGAGTATTTCGGTTTTTCGACAAAAGAACATTTGGATATTCAAATCTATTACCCGCAATCATTTCAGGATCCTTACGGATTAACATCATGGACAGATTACGCATATCAGGATTCTGACACAGGGATAACGTATTACAAATCAGACGTGATTGGCTACAGCGTCGAAACGGCGAACACCCTGTCAGAATCATGGGACCCATTTGACCAGTCTCCGTTTTATAACGGCCCAAGTGACACATACACATACAAGCTTGCTGATAACGCGTTTCGTGTTCTGATCATGGCCAAAGCTATGGCAAACATATCCGATGTTGACGTTTTCTCTCTGAATAAGATACTGAACACACTGACGTCATCAATGGGCAAATGCTGGGTGAATGACCTTGGCGGCATGGCGATTAGATACACGTTTGCATTCGTGCTCGATGGGTATCAGAAAGCAATCATTCAATCAGGGATCTTACCAAGACCCGCAGGAGTTCGGTGTTTCGTGTCTGAGATACCCGAGTACACCTTTGGCTTTGCCGAGGCAAACACGTATAATGACGTATACGGCTTTGATGAAGGCCAATTCATTCAAACAGGAGCGATAACAGATGTCTCTTAGCACACCATCGCAAATTACGGTGCCATTTGCAAACTCAGGCACAAGAAACGACATTCCGGCATCCGCCGATAACAGCAATGGGAAGGCTGGTTATGATTTGGGGTTTCCCCCCATCACGACCGTAGCTAAGTTGGCTGGTGGCCTACCGCCTCGCGGGGCTGATTTCAATGGAATGTTTTATGATGTAACGGAGGCCATCCGTTATTTGGAAGCCGGGGGCCAATTCCCGTATAACTCGGCATTCTCGTCCGCAGTCGGTGGCTACCCCCTTGGTGCTTTGGTTATGAGAAGTGATGGAGGCGGGCTGTGGAAAAATCTTGTCGCAAATAATACCACTGATCCGGAGAGTTCTAGCGCTGCAGGCTGGACCCCGTTAAATTCAGGTATCACTAATGTCACAATGATTAGCGCTAATTACACCCTGACAAACCTGCAGGCGGCAAATGATATCATCGTTATATCTGGATCGCTAACCGCAAATCTGAACTTGATCTTTCCTTCGTTCACCAAGAGCTGGCAGGTTATCAACAGCTGCACTGGATCGTTTACGGTAACATGCAAGACATTAGCCGGGACCGGTATTTCTATTTACAGCGGCGGGCAATCATCAATTGTTTATGGTGATGGCACTAACATTTCCACATCTTCTGGTAATTCACAAATACCTTTAAATGTTGGCGATGCCACAGCAGCAAGCCACGCTGTAGCGTTAGGTCAATTGTACACACAGAAAGGGATTCAGAAGTTCACATCAAGCGGGTCGTTCACTGTACCAGTCGGGGTAACAACCATTTATGCGTCAGGTTGTGCTGGTGGGTCTGGTGGTGGTGGTTCAAATACAACCTCATCAAACAATTCTGGCGGAGGTGGCGGTGGTGGATATGGACAAAGCATTCAGAAGGTTCCTTATGCCGTAACTCCAGGTCAGGTGATTGCTATTACCATTGGCGCTGGTGGAGCAGGTGGAGCTATAGGCACGGCTGGTGGAGCAGGTGGAAGTACGATTATTGGGTCTTTAATTACTCTTGCTGGTGCTGGCGGTGGGCAGCCTGGCGGAGCTGCTGGTACAACTTCTTCTGGTGGTATTGGTGGTTCTGGTTTTCCATACGGAGGTTATGGTACTGATTCAGGCGCATCAGCTGGAGCTGGTGGCGGCGGTTGGGGGGCGTCCGGCCCATTCGGTGGCGGAGGTGCCAATGGTAGGGGCAATGGCGGCACCGCAATATCTGGGCGCGATGCTTATGGCTATGGTTCTGGCGGCGGCGGGGCTGGTGGCGTCAGTCAATCGGTCACCGGGTCAGGGGCTGCAGGCGGCAATGGAATGCCTGGCGTCGTCATTATTGAGTGGTGATTACAATGAGTAAATATGCAATTATTGATAATGGTGTTGTGATTAATATCGTGGTGTGGGATGGGGTGGCGGCTTGGTCGCCTGAGCCTGGAAAGCCCATTGAAATCAAAGATTCCGCATTTGTTGATCTTGGGTATTTATACTCAAATGAAAAATTTACAGATCCAGAGGAATCAATAAATAGCTGATTATTTTGTAACTCCGAATGACTTTTATGGTGATGTAACTGAAAAAAATCAACAATGAATTAAACCGGTGCCAACTTTAAACGTGGATTAATTCAAACACTAATAGAAAGGGCTGGAAATATTCGGCCCTTTCCTATGCATTATTAATTCTTTCCGATTTCAGCCTTTGTCTTTTCGATGTAAATCTTTAGTGAATCAGACTTTGAATTGCACTTTTCTATCTCACCCCTAAGATCACCGACCAGGTTTATCGCTCCGCCATATGTCAAATCAGAGCTTTCGACTTGATCGCATTTTGGGTACATCGACTCAGGAATATCTATTGCTCGGTACTCAGTTTTTGTTACATACTGGATTTGAGGGCTGGAGCACGCAGATAGAAGTAACAGCGGAATCAGGGATTTTAGTAGTGTAGCAGCTTTCATTTTTCAGCTCCTTGTTGATCTTGATTTGTTTGCCTTTGGCATCCTCTTCAATCTGTTTCGCTTTCTTTGCGTTATCGCTAAGGGTTTGGCTTTGAAGTTTCAGCGTAGAATCCTGGATTGCAATCGTCTTGGTTAGGCTATCATTCGATTCCTTTAGATTTTGAACGCTAGTTAAGGCCTGTGTAAGCGATTCTGCGAGGCTGGATTTCTGGTAACACAAGACAACAACCCACACGATAAAACATGCCAGAATCAATCCTAGCGCTATGGTTATGGCTTTATATATCATTTGTTCACCTCATCGGGTGTAATGTCGATACCGTCTTTGGTTGCTGCCTGCGCCAGCCACACAGGAAACGTAAGCGCGTGAACGCCATTGTTCTTTTCTATGTGGTGGTGCTTGCATAGGATCAACAGATTTCGGATGTCGTCAACGCTTGATATCTCCACACCCTTCATCTTCTCGCTTAGCCCATACATGTCAAATTTCAATAGGATGTCCTTTACCTTGTTGAAATCAAAATCATTGGCAAAACACCATTCCAACAGGTGGTGCGCCTCTAATTTATCGTCGCTGCCACAGATAAAGCACCTTTCGCCCATCTCGTGAATCAACTTCTTTCGGTTCCGAATGAATTCGGGTGATGCGTGACGCTCATCGTGATCTGGAATTTCTACGACTTCTTTGATTGTATCTATTTTTTCGTGCACAGCTGATACTCCTTTTCTCTGCGTGACTTCAAGCCCTGCAAAACGCGACCGTTAGCTTTGTCATAAAGCAAGATTGATTGACATGATTTTAAAATCTGCCCATTATTCTCATATTTTACCACTGATGATCTGGAGAAGGTTCCGCATCCCACATTAAACGCAAGCGATACATAGGCGTCGAATTGTCCCTGTTTCATTGCGTGCGATGCGTTTTCCTTCACGCACTTCTCCGTCCCAAGAATGTCATTCGCCCACCAAGCGGCTATTTGCTCATCAGAATAAATTCGTTTGATTTTCACATCACTTCCGGTATGGCCGACCCCAGCAGTGACCACATGAGCTGGGCAATAATATGAGTCCTTTCGGCACGATTCAAAGTTGCCAATTAACTGCAGTCCATCCTTTGATATTTCAAGCTTGTCACCATACATACCAATGACGATACTAATGATCGCAGGAATAGAGCACGCAACACCAGCTTTTTTAATCGACATGATTTAACCTGTTTGTTGAATTTGATATCATGATACCACATCAACCGTGAGGACTTAACTATGCCAGCACATTACCACCAAAAGGATCTGCACTATGACGATTT